ACATTGTTTGCAATGGTTAGCACCCAGGCAGTGTGGTCTGCCTGGATGCCGTGTAACCAACCAACAACTATGCCTTTTTGCGTGAAGATTTTTTGGCAGGTTTTTCTTCTGCCATTGAAAGTTTAGCTCGTTTCCAAAAGGGCGGTTTTCGGTAGACCATAACGTCTGTGTATTTGCCGCTTGGGTTTGCTCGCTCAGAGACAAATGCCTGCTTGCAAAGGTCTGCGTCTCCTACCTCCAAAACTTGTGAAGTGCCGTCTGGCAAGATGCCAATGGTGATGCTGGGTTTCTGAATCATTTCTTTTTTCTTTGGGTTAATTTAAGTGGTTATCCTGATGCCGCAGGTTGAGTTACCCACACTGACTCCGTAGAGAATTGAGACTGTGAGGTAGGTCTTGCCCTGGGTTGGGTTATAAAATTTTCTAAACTGCAATGGGATTCCGCAGGAATGAACTGCCTGAAGCACCTCTACATGCGGTGCTGTGGTTGGTTCTGCCACATGCCTTGCCGCTATACAAAGAGCAGAAGGATGACAGGCAAAGCCACGCAGATTGTTGGTTGTTGGTATGCCCTGGTATTCCACCACATTGAGCCCATGCATGATGCCAAGCTCTCCATCCAGTATTGGCTGCCTGTCTCCGTAGTGGTCTGCGTAGAATGCAGAGTCTTTGGATAGTGTGCTTGCATACTCAGGAGTGAGCATGATGCTCCTCAGACTGCGTGGTGCTTTGGCATCACTGAGCATTTTTTGGGCATCTGCTAGATGGTCTGTGTCTATGTCTGAACTGGATACAGAGATGCTCTGGGAAAAGGATGTTGGGTTGATGAGCCCGAGCAAATCTGAAGCAAAAGCGGTGATGGTTGCTTCAATGGCAGGTGCCGTGAATATGTTAAAAACAAAATCCGCAGACTTGGCTTGTGATACCTGGTAATCGCTCAAGGCACATGAGAATCCCTTGAGCATATTAAGCTCAATCTCTACTGCACTACTGGTCAAGTCTCCTGCAGTGTAACCACTGGAAAGGTCTTGAGCGGAAAGTGCTGCAGGGACTCGTGTGACAACTTTCTCACCATGCTGTCTGGTGCTGTCCGAAAAGTTTCGAGCGAACATTTCAAACATGGGCGTAAAGTTGCCTAGATGGTCAAGCGTCTGGCTTGCCACATCTGATAGATTGAGTCCCTGCAGCGTGTTCATATTATCTGTTAAGCAGACTTGATGCGCTCGAGGCAGGCAGCGTTTCCGACACTAGCTCCATAGAGGCAAGCCACTGATACCATGTGCTTTCCAAGAGTTGCATCGTACCAGCTTCTAAGCTGTAGCGGTACTGACGAAAATTCATCTCTCAAGTTCTCGACCTGCACAGAACCATCAGCAGGAGCAGCAGGAAAACGTGCCGCAATAGCGATTGCAGAAGGGTGCAGAGCAAAACCCTGAAGGTTTTCAGATGTAGTGGTTGATGATGCACCATTGATGGCACCTGTGTATTCAAACAGGTCCATGCCGTGGACTCTATCACCAGCGTATTCACGCACACCTTCGGCTCCGCCATAGGTGTTAGCCTGACCTACAATCTGGTCTTTTTGTATAGAACTATAGTATGACGGGCTAAGTATGACAGACCTCTGCGTCCTGGGTGCCTTGCGTGTGCTCAAACTTCCTGCGATTGTTGCAATATCATCTGAATCGAAATTTGCAGCAGTCACTGTAGTGCTGTTGCTGAAATTCGAATTTATGACCAATTTTACAATATCGGTGAAAATTGAATCCAGCACGGTTTCCATGGCAGGCTGCAAAAATACGCTAGTCAACCACTGCACATCTCCTGCAGCTCGACTGACCTCATAATCACTGAATCCCATGCTGAAGCCACGCAGTGAAGATAAATTCACGGTTATCGCACTAGAACTAATATCACTGGCAGCATAGCCACCAGAAAGGTCTTGTGCAGTGAGTGCAGATGCCACACGTGTGACAACAGATTCGCCAGACCCTGATGGGTCTCCAGTAAAGTCTCGAGAGACTGCGGTTAAGGGTGCAAAGGTCTGCCCCAGGAAGTCGTTTGATAATTCAGCCAATGCTGAAAGATTAATTCCGTTCAAAGAATTTGCCATTGAGTATGCTTTCTATTTTTAAGCCTGTAAGGGCTTGATGTGTGTTAGGTAATAAGCCCTTTTTTCCTCCCGAGACCCGAGGGTCTGGTAGTGCTCCCAGTGTGCTGCCACGCTAAGTTCTTCTTTGGGCCCAGTTTCAATTGCTTCCTCAACCGGTTCTGTCACTCCCAGGCTTGCAGCAATGTCTGCGGCCTGCTCTGCGGATGACTGCTTATCCTGCTCAAGCAAAGTGTTTGCCTCTTCAAGCAAGGCAATCTTGCTCTCCAAAGCGGAAATTTCTTCTGAGTGCTCTGCGCCCAGCTTGGCGTTTTCTTCAGCACTCTGCGCTGCCTGGGCTTCTAGTTGCTCAGACAAGTCTTTGTTGCGTTGGGTTGACTCATCCAGCTTGTTGGACAAGCTGTTGAGTTCCGTATTGGCTTTGACCAAATCAAGTATTGTTTTCATATGGGTTGTTCTAAAAATTGGCTAAAAGAGTGATTACATCCTCCAGAGAATCCACCGTTCCATCTGCTAAACCTGCAGAGACTGCTTCCAGTCCTTCATAGGTGAGTCCCGTCATTGAGCTCATAGGTGCTGTGCGTTTGGTGTTTACATCCGCTTTGAATCGTTCATGCCACTTGGTGACATTTGCCTGGAGTCTTTCCCTGGTCTCATCTGACATGGGCTTGAAATCTGCGGTGTCCAGCTTGTTGTCTCCTGCAAAGATGGCATTGACCTTGAGCCCCTGTTGAGCCAGGTGCTCTGATTGGTCCAGCAGTGCAATGTAGACTCCGATGCTTCCAATCTCTGCGCTTTGTGAGAGCAGCACTGAGTCTGCAGTTGAGGCAATCCAGTATGCAGCCGAGCAGGCCATGGTTTCTGTGTAAGCCACCAATGGCTTTGAGACTGTCTTCAGTTTCTCTGCCAGTTCTGGCAGTCCTGTGATGGTTCCTCCTGGAGATGATATGTGCAGCAGTATGGTGGCAACATTAGGAGATGCCTCTGCTTCCTGCACCTGAGCCCAGATGTCATCATAATCAGTCATGCCCATCATCTTTTCAAATGGTGACAGACCTTTGCCCAGCACTCCATGAATGTGCACGATGCCTACGCCATCGACCTCCTGCGGTGCAGGAGATGTCATGTATTCATCATCATCCATGTATGCCTCCACTGAAGCATGCAAGGCACTGTGATATTCAGGCTTTATAGCCCATGGCTCATGGAGCAATTTATGGTTGAGTTGTGCTTTCATCGAAAATCGGGTTGGGTGTTCGTTGGCTTAAGAGGTGCATGGCAGTCTGCATACTGATGTCATACTGCTCTGAGAGTTTCTGCGCTCGTTCCAGCAGGTCCACTGCTTCTGTCTCTACCTGCGTCCTGACCTCTTGCCAGTCATAGCCGAGCTCACCCACATCCTGAGCCATGGTTCTCAAGCCCAGCTTTAGTGAGTCATGATTTGCTTTGCTCTCTCTGCCCAAATCCACGGTGATTTTCTTGGGACCCATCCAACGTGCTTTCCACCAGTTGTCACTGCTTGGCAAGTCTCCACGCTTGATACCTCGAGCAATCACCCAGGTGTAGATTCTGTTGCAAAGTTTGTTAGCAATCAGCGCCTGCCTCTCTTCAAATCTGCGTTGTGCTTTCTCGAGAACAAACCTTGAACTTGCACCAGTTCCTTTGCTTGTGTCCCAGACGAATTCCATAGGGAGTCCAAGCCCCACAGCAGTTTCTCTGATTAGGTGCTCAATGAATCCAACAAAAGTGGGGCTGGGTCTGTTTCCTGCAAAAGCCTCTATGCTTTCTCCACTTTTCAATCTCGGAATCATCCCTGGTTCCATGGATTGCCAAGGGATGTCCCCTGTGTCTGCGCTTGTGTAACCGTCTTCTATTAAAGCAGTTCCATCATCTGCAAGTCCCCCTGCGGTAGTGATAGCTAGTCCAATGCTGGACTGGGTCTTGGTCCCTATCTTTTCATAGTCAAGGAGGTCATCCATGTCACGCAAGTGAGCAATGGCATGGACCAGGGCAGTCATGCCCCTGAGCTGTGAAACCCTGTCTGTGTCGTGAAGTAAAACGAAATTGTTAGCAGAGATGCTCCTGTAGGCATCCCCATCCTTGACCTCATAGGCTACGGGTCTGCCTGCTGCGTTGACCCTCACACCGTCATGCTCATTGCGGTTGTATTCCTCACTCTCAATGCGGTGGCTCTCTACTAATTGCAGTTGTGGAAATGTAGAACCACTGCCCACCAGGATGACTCCAATGTCACCATCAATGTCCATCCGTTTGGAAACTACCTGTTGCAACTGTTCAAAGGAGAACTGGTTTGAAGTATCACAGACCTTGCTCCACTCCTGCCAGTAAGCCTCATACTCCTTGGCTTGCTCAGAAAGTGATTGAGGTCTCAAACCACTGCCTATGCTATAACGTGTCAGGTCTGCCACTGAGCCTCTGACTAGTCCATTATTGGAGTGCAGGTGTCTGGCATGCCCCATCAATGACTTGCGTTCACTGCGTGTCAGGTTATTTGCTGCATCGTTGGCTACATGTGGAGAATATGAGCGGTATCTGGATTGCTCAGTGCCTCTGTAGTAGTTGCCCAGGTAGGCTTTCTTTTTGGGCTTTTGCAGGTCCATCACCCTGCCGTGTTGGTCATAAAGTTCCATATTAACGGGTGAACCTGGCAAAGGTCATGCGGGAGGGTTTAGTGCCAGTAACAAGGCCCTTTTCAAAGAGCACATCTGTCAACTGTGCAGAGAGTTCTGCAGTAGGAAGCACTTGCTCCCTGCTTCCAGACTGTGAAGCGTTGGTGAAAGAGGTGGTGACTGCACCAGAAAGCACAGCATCCGCAACACGTTGTTTTAGCGTGTTGAGCCACGTGTCACTTTGCAATCTGAGGAACGGACGCAAATCTCCCATATAATAAGGTTCTGCAAAGTGTTTCACCTAGCAGTTATGGGAGGGCAGGAATATTAGGAATATTAGGAAGCGGAAAAGCGGAGGTGTGGAGGTATGAATTCTGAGTTGATGCCTCCCACGGGTCCGCAAACCCCATGGGAGTATCAGCCTCTTAGTGAGAAGTCAGGAGCTTGGCAATGGAGGCAGCCACTACCTGCATGCACTCACAGTCCCATCCATGGTTGCCCCTGAAGGAGACCCAGCGCAGATGTGTTCTGCCATGCTTGTCTATGACCTCTTTCTTGCGTTCAGAGTCCAGTTGCTTGGCATACTCCTCTGCAATGTCATCTGGTAGCTTGCAGACCTCCCATGGTTGGGCTGCCCTGCCAGACTTCATGCCTGCAAGGATGTCCTTGGTGCTGGGATTGGACCACCTAAACACAGGAGGTGCCACTCTGCCAGTGGATGAGACCCTGGTGGCTTTGGAGTATAGACGCCTTACAGAGTGTCCATTTACACTGTGAGCGTAATCAATCACATCTTCTCCTCTGAGCCCTATCCAGCCATACTTGCCCAGATAGGAGCAG